TTATCTTTTTCGCTTCTTTTGTTGGGCTTGCCAAGCGAACAACCGCCGCACGTAACGCAGTACCCGCCATAGAAGCGTCAATACCAACGTCACCAAGTTTACCAGCCGCCGCCGCTACTTCTTCAAGCGACCAACCTACGGATTTAGCCGCAGGTGCGGCGTATTTCATTGTTTCACCAAGTCCGTATAAAGTCGTATTTGAACTTGTGAACGTTTTAGTAAGAACGTCAGCAACTCTTGACGCTTTACTAGCTTCAAGTCCGAATCCAGACATGATGTTTGTTGCGATATTTGCGGCGTCACCAAGTTCGATTTGACCCGCCGCAGCCATATCAAGAACGCCGCCCATAGCTTCTATAATTTGAGTTGTATTAAATCCCGCCATTGCTAGATATTGCATACCTTCGGCGGCTTGAGAAGCCGAGAATGAAGTTGTTGCACCTAAACGACGTGCTTCTTTCGTTAGCAACGCCATTTCTTTTTCAGTTGCACCTGATAAAGCACCTACACGGGACATAGCGGATTCGAAGTCAGCCGCAGTCTTAACGGCACTTCCTAACCCAAAACCAATTCCAGTGCCGATAGTCGCCATAGCAGTCCCGACCGTTTTAAAACTTTTTGACGTGTTTTCCCAACGTTTTTCAAAATCTTTGACTTGTTTTTGTGCTTCGTCAATCCCACGTCGGAAATCATCAATTTTCAGCTTTAAACTTGCAACAATTTCGCCCGCTTGCACCGAAATTCACCCCCTAACGTTCTTAAAAATTTTAGGGAAATCACAAGCGACGTTTGCGAGTGTTTTCCCGCATTCGCCGTGCGATTTCCCTTAATCTTCTTTCATCTTCTTTTGTCATGCGTTCTTTTGTTAAATATGATTTTCCTTCGACTTCCTTCAAGGCATTTTTGAACGAATTTACAAGTTTGTTAGGGTCTTTGGCATTCGGATTGTGGGCGATTGCAAGTTCCGTCAAACGGTCGTTCAATTCGTCTTTTCTGATTCGTTTCAAGTAATATTCTACTTCGTCAAAATACACTTCTTCAAGTATTTGACGTTTAGTCCAACCGTATGCTTTCGCTAAATGATGAACGACATCGAAAAGCCATTCGTCATTTTCGGAAGACGGGGACGTTAATTTTTCGCCCCCGTTAGAAGGTTTTTTACTGTTTTGATAACACTTCCTAGATTATTAACCTCATAAACCGCAAGCAATAATTCGACCGCACCGTCGATTCCTATTGCTTCGTCTTTTTCAAGACGTTCTTTATCAATACCCGTTCCGATTGCCAAGATTTCAATAATTTGACCCCACGCTTCGCCAAAAATACCGAAGAAGGACGAAATTACATTTTCGTTGTTTGTGGTATCCATGTTTTGAAATTCTTTAAGAACATTTGAAGGTAAGTTCTTTAATACAAACATAAGTTTTGCGTAATCCCCAAGCGGAAGTTTTTTAACAATCACTTTTTCACCGTTTGAAAGTATAACCTCTTTACTCATACCGATAACTTTTTCGATAGACATAGCGAACAACACCTCACCTTATACTTATAGTTTTTCGAAATTTCGATTCCCCCGCTTTTCAGCGATTTAAGATAAACCCGCCCGAAAAGGCGGGTCAAAATTAGAAATCTTCACCGATTGTAGCCAGTAAATTGCCGTCGTCTTTTGTTTCGTCGATTAAAGCTACGAATTCAACTTCGTAGACAGTCTTTTCGTCCTTACGGAAAGGAAGTGCTACTTCTGAAACGATAACCGCTTTATGAAGAACGATATCAAGCGATTTATCGCTATCAGGTAACCAAGAAGGGTGCAATCGTAATTCTTTCGCCATGTTAGATAATTTCTTTCCAGCGATAGAACCGATTGTCAACTTTTTCTTACCAGTTGCCGTATCTTCAACAAGTGTAGCAGTCGGAATCGCTTCTTTTAAGTTTTCAAGCGTAGTTTCAGCTAACGGGACAGTCACACGAACAACTTCCCCAGTCAACGCTTTGTCTACANCTGTGTTTCCGTAAAGGTCTACTGTAATATCCGTATATTCAGGTTCGTAAGCGAATTCGCAACCGCCATCAGTGTGACCTAAATCACGACCACCGAAAATGATTTTTTGAATTCCGATTTGAACGTTAGAAATGTCAGGCATTTTCAACCCCCCTTATTCACTTTTCTCGTTTGTTTCTTTTGTAGTAATCTTTTCGGCTTTACCCCGTGCAATCAAATCTTCAGCACGGTCTTTCGGAACGTCAATGACGTCCCCAATGTTTACAACATTTCCTTTGTAAAGGAACATTTCGCCCACACCAATATCAGTGAATTTAATTTTCATATTTGTGACGACCCCCTTCGAGTAATAAATTGAACTATTCCCTAACTTTACAAGAAATGTTTACGGAATAGACAGCACGATTATTTTTATCTAAACCGACATAAACGGGTTCGCTTTGGTCGCACCGTGAAAGGAATACATAGGTTGAAGCGATAGAATAATGTTCATTTGCGTGAAACAATTCCCAAACTTGTTTTGCAATAGATTCCGCTTGCTCTACGTTTTTGTGACGGATAAGCACTTGAATGCTTGGCGACTTGATTCCGACCGAATAAATATCGGGTGCGTCGCCGCCTTCAACTCGAACAACACCGCAGTCGTCCTTTGCGGATTCAGGAAATTCGTTTGCAAAATATTTAAACGGTACATATTGGTTGAGATAATTAATAACGTCGACAACTTTCATAATCTCAACCCCCTAACACTTTGCGTATTTCTTTCNCAATATGCTTATAGAACGCTTCTTGCTCGCCTTTTAAAGGTCTTTCGACATACTTACGTCCAGCATAATAATATTTTCCCGACCAACCTACCGTACCTTTTCTACGCAACGTTCCTTCACCGTAGTTATAGATACCTTCATGCGTCCATAAAGCATAGTTAAAATCGCCTTCTTTTACTGAAAACGTTACGATTCCTTCATATCCGCTTCTATTAACTTTTACTTTTTCCGAGTGTGATTTTTGAAGAATACCTTTTTCAAACGGCGTGATTTCCGAAGCAATCCGAATGAGTTCGTAAACACAATCTTCCAACGCAACTTTCGCCGAATCCTGAACTTTTTTGCTTACTCGTTGAATTGTCGTAGTAAACGAATTTGCGTCAAAAGATACTTTGAATTCAGCCATCACGCTTCCACCTTCGTGAATGCAACCGTACCGTCAAGATTCCGCATAAATTTAATANCGATAGGTTGNAAAATTTTTTCTTCTCCGTTCGGCTCAATAAAGCAAACTTTGTCGGCGTGTCTAATGTCAACGAACCCTTCGAATAAAATCGTGTAATACGAAACCACTTCTTCCCCGTTTGTGTTTGTTACAACTTTTGTTTGTGACCGCAAGTTTCCTTTCAGGTCGATTGTTTCGCCTGCAATCGGTTTTCCCCAAACGTCCAAGTCGTCGCTTTTAATTATCGAAATTGACGTGTGCATTGGAATCATTTTATAACACCACCATTCGGATTTTTGCGAATCCCNCCGCTAGGCGGACGAACAAAAGTATCTTCGGTTGAAATATAACCAAGTCTACCACTTATTGAACGACCAACACGACGACCTAATATAGCAATAACGTTCGGGGCAATTGTGCGGTCGATTTGTGAAAGCGAAATTGAAATACCATCAACGGAATAAGAAGTGACGCCTTGTTCAGCTTGTTTACGTGCTTCGGAAATTTTAAGCAACCAAATTGCTTGTTCAAAAACCGCTTCGTCAGGAATTTTACGGTTCGGATATTGACGGGTTAGAATCGTCAAGGCGTTATTTAAAGCACGTTGTTTTGCGTCACTATCGGCGTTGACCCAAGCGTCATTATGAAGAACAAGTTCTGAAAAATACTTATCAGCCGTCGCCAAATCAACCGCCATGACTTACACCCCCGTTATTCCTTTTTCTTTGTTGCTCGTTTGCGAGAAGTAGCCGTTTTCTTTTCGACTTGTTCACCACTTTCATCTTTAGGCGTTTTATCTTCTTCGATTTCATATCCGAAATGTTTTGCAAATTCACGACCTTTTTCTTCGTCTTCAACAATTGCGATACCGTTCATAAACTTAAATCCGCCACGAAAACCGTTAAAGTTTTTGTTAGGGACGATTATTTTAATAGCCACTATATCACCACCTTTTTATATGAAATAAAAAAAGGGACGGGGGCTTTTATAAGCCCGCCGCCCCCTAGCGATACTATTCAATTAATTTGTATTTCGGACAATTCCACTTAAACGTGCCGCCGCTTTAGGGTGGAAATCAGCAAGTCCGCAGTAGAATTCAATACGTGTGCGGTAAACTGGCTTAGAGTCGATTTCCCCTAAATCTCTTACTTGCACGCCGCCATTTGTTAAGCCAGCGATTGCTTCTTGAACTCCGAAGCGTACCGCATAAATAGAACCTTCGTTATTGTTTTCCCCTTCGTTGAATCCAATAATATCGTCTTCAAGTGTGCGAATTTGAACGTCGCCGAAATATTCGATTGGACGACCAAAGTTATCTTTACCTACTTGGATATAGTGAGTTTGACTTTCAAGAAGTTTTTGCATTTCACGACGCATAGCTTTTGACATGAATAATACGTCAGCACCGCCATCAACCATATCCAATAATTCATGAAGTAGGTCAAGAGATAAAACTTTACCACCAGCATTCAATTCGTTGTTGTTTTCCGCAATACGAATGTCAAGACCATCGAATTCAAGCGGATTTTTAGCCTTATCGCCTTTGAAGAATTTTTGTGAGAATGTTTTGGCGATAGCTTTAGCCTTTAAGTTTGTTTGTATAGCACGTTGATTATTAATGTTGCTCATTGTTTGTGCAACGAATTTNTCAACGTCTACGTCGCCCCCTAGAATCATAAGGCTTTCGGATTTTTGTTTTACAGTACCGCTTGAAGCAACGTAACCTTGACCGATATCACGGAATTCAACATTTGGAAGTTGTTCTTCTTGGTTGTATTTATAAGAGTTTCCGCTAATAGTCATGAACGGAAGTAATTCAAGTACAGGCGTAGTGCGTGCGAA